GCAAATCCATGACCTCTGGTGACATTGTAAAGTCATCAAACATATCTGAATCTAAACCCATACCAGGCAAAGGTGCTGGTATAGTTTCTATTTGTGCCATTTTCTGGTCACGCATATATTGGTCTATTCTACTAAACTGGCCAAAATAATTGTTGAACACATTAGCACAATGTAACGCTTCTTCTCTATCTAGGGTCTTCGCCATTCCACATCCATAATAATAAACATACAAATAATAATGGTATTATACTATATAATATTGCTAAAGTCAAGCTACACCTCGTTTCCCCAATAATCCCAACCAGGTCTTGATTTTTGCCTTGCAAATAATTCAATGTACGGACCTGGAGCCAATCTTTCTATATCACCATGAATTAATGGTTTTTCGGAATGTCTTTTTCTTTGTGAGATTATTAGTTGACATACATCTTTATTTAATCTTTTTGGCCTACCTCTAGTTGCAAGTAAACACATTTCAGGATTACCTCTAGTCCAATAACCTAGACCTGTAAAAAATCCTAATGTATTTTTATTTGTCTTCGCCCATGTAAAACCAACTGTCTTATATTTAAAACCCCAGGCGTCTATAACTTTAAACGCCTGGTCTAATAATGGGTCGCATACCCACATTAATAGGACTGAATCAGGTTTAGCAATGTCGCTAACACCCATAGCACAAATGTCAGCGAGGCTAAGCACAGGATAATGTTTTTCAGGACTTCTATCCTTTCCTTTATCTGACCTAGTTTTAAATAACCAAGGAGGGTCTGCATATATCACTCCATATTTTTTTGTTGGTAATTTATCCAAAGAAACTCTCCAAACTGGCAACTGGTTCTGCCTTCCAATTTATTGCGTCTAATATAAAACGCATAGGGTCTAGGAAAGTTTTTTGAAACTGTATCTCGTAATCAACATATTCTTTCAATTTAAACTCCGTAGGTAAAGTTGACATATAACTAATCACATCAAACTTAAATGGATTAGCCTCTTTTAATTTAAGAAACTTAATTTTATCACCGTCTTGTATATAAGGATATTTCATACCAAGATTTAAGTTCTTTAATTGATGATTGTAAATCAAAGCACCTTTTACATGAATAGGTGTGCCTTTAATAAAGATACTACTATTACTAGCATACTTCTTAATGTTATTACAACTTCTAGGAAAGGCAATCATTTCTGGTTTTAAAGTTAGAAACTCTTTCTTAAAGTCTGCAATAAATTTATGCAAATCAGATTGTTCTTTAGACATAATAATCTTGATTGCCTCTTTAATTTTACCACGACAAACTTGAGGTGTGCTAGACTTGACAGCTTCGATACCCATTAATTTTAATTTAGGTTCGGCAAGTCTTACGCCTTCTTCGTCTAGCACATTGAGCATATACCGTTTCTTTGCAACCCATATGCCCTTATTAGCAATAACCTCTCGTTTCATAACCATTGCATTTTTAAATGCGTTAGAATAATCTGCTAACTCATCAAAACATTTTGCAATATATGGTTCTAGTTTTTGTTCACATACTTTATTTAAAAAGTCTGTAATTTGTTCATTTGTTTTACCTTGACAAGTCTTTTCTACAAGTTTACCAAATCTTACATAGATTGAATCTGTATCAGACGCAACAATATAATCTACATGGTCTTTAGTCTGTAAAACACTATTTAAATATTCATTAACTTTTTTTTCAATAAATCTAATAATAAACTGACCAGCAGTTGTGATACCACTTGCCTGTCTAACATCATAATATCTAAAGTATTGATTACCAACTGCACCATAAGCTGAGTTTAAGGCAATCTTTTTTGACCATTGAATATTATGACATCTTGCAATCTCTCTTGTTAGTTCTTTACTAGGATTTTTTTGATACTCTTGTTTTGCCTTAATCATTCTTTGTTTAAAAGTAACACGGTCATTATACATTTTTTCCATCATTTCAGGCAAGAAACCTTGACTATCGTTTTTAAACTTTGCACCATTAGGTGTAATACAAGCACCCTCTGTTTTTAGAAAGTTCAATGGTATTTTCATATCAATCATTCTATTTACATCAACACCTTGACCACTTTCACCAAGTATTTTTTCTGGCGATATATTATATTGTATAATAATATGTGGATATAGAGAGTTAATATCAAATGAAACAATCCAATCGTGACCACCTAATATTGGTTCTTTTACATAAGCGCCTTCATATTTTGTTTCTTTACTATGTTCTTCTCTTGGTGGCACACATATATTTTTTTGCATTAAATGGTTTGCAATCAATGTGTCCCATACTCTAACTTGTGAGAATATATCATCATAGTTTACTTTTGAATCATATGCAACTGTTAATGACAAGTCAATAAGACCAAGTTTATCTTCTAATGCGTCAACAATTTCAACATCTTGAATATTATAATCAATAAACTTTTGAAAGTCTTTTGTATAAAACTCTTTAAATGTATCATGTGGATTTTCATTTTTAGATTTACCTAATTCTAACTCACCGATAAAGTCAAGTTTGTAGCTCTCTTGTCTTGTTGGTATAAACCATTTGTATAAGTCAAGATAATCTAACATGGCAATACCATACAGATTATAAACCGTTTGAGTTCTACCTCTTACAGTTATTTCTTCTCTATGTGCTAAGTTCCAAGGCGACATTCTATTTGCAACTTTATCGCCTGCAATTAGTTTTAGTCTATTCATTAAGTAAGGTAAGTCAAAGAATTTTGTATTCCAGCCTGTGATAACATCTGGATGATTTTTAATCCAAAACTTCATAAACTCAAACATGAGTTCTTTTTCGTGTTTACATTTAATATAAGTTATATCGGTTCTATCTGTATGAAAATCACCAACACCCCAAGTTATGATTTGTTTATTAGATTGATTTTTTACAGTTAGACAAATGATTTCTTCAATAGGATTTTCTACATCTGGAAAACCATTTTCACAAGTAGTTTCAATATCAAGTGTGAATATTTTAATAAGGTCTTTATCCCATTGTATATCTTCAGGATGTTCTTGACCAATATACTGATAGTGGTATCTTTCTAAACCATAGATAGGTGAGTTTGCTGTGGCAACTTCTTTACGAAACTTACGAGCGGCGTCAATACTTGTAAACTCTATTGGTTTTAAATACTGACCTTGTAAAGTTTTATATTGAGAGTGCTCTTGTGTTAGTGCATATAAAGTAGGACCAAAGTTAAGTTTTTCTTTATACTCTTGTCCTTTGTGTATGCCTCTAACTAATAGTTTGCCTTTATGTTCAATTACATTTTTATAAAAGTTCATCATTCCTCAAGTGTACAATTAATCCATCATCATCTTTATCTAATACTATTTGGCAAGCTAATCTACTTATACCATCTTTATATCCTTTTTCATATTCTAATAATTCAATCTCTGGTGTAGTATTACTTATTTTACCATGTTTGGCAAGCCACCTTTCATCTATATGAACATGACAAGTACAACAAGCACAACTACCACCACAATCAGCTGGTATTTCTGGTATATCAATCTTTGAATAAAACTTAGCCGCCTCCATAAGAGAGGCACCAGTATCAACTTCTACTGGTATTTTACTACCGTTTCTAACAAAGTATACCGTTATCATTATAACTTCGGTATTTTAGTTTCTGTTATAAGTTCAGAATTAGGTGTTAAAATTTTACTTGTATTTTTTTGATACGAAGCTAGTATTTCTTTTTTTGGTTTAACTGTTGTCACCACCTTGTCTTGTGCTATAACAATTTTATCCTCATCTGCATATGGCATATAAGGCGTCATCATTAATTGTACTGGTTGACCTGGTGCTGATTGAGTTGGAATGATAACAAAAGGTTTATCGAATTCATAATTACCCATAGTATCTTTACTTACTTTGGAAATTACATCTTCACCTGTTTGCAATCTTACAATTTTCACATCTGACATAATATCTCCTTCATTTTATATATTATAACACAACTTGACTTATTAGTCAATGCTGTATTTAGTTGTAATCACATATTTTCTTTGTGGGTTTACCATAACATTTAATCGTTTCATAAATGCTCTGTCAAGTAAGATAGGTGTTCTATCTTCTCTATCATCTATGGTAAATTCTACATCTTTATAGAAGCCACCAGCAAACTCTACATCAAGTTTGACCACATATCTGGTTTCTTCATAATCTCTTAAACCGCCTACTGATATTTCTTCAGTTCTTACAATTTTAGAGGTGATGGTTTTGCCTAATAAAGACCATCTTATTGTATTGTTTTTCTCTACTTGAAACTTATCGGCATGAATAACTGGCATACCTGAATTACCCGTATCAAATTTTGATATTAATTCACCAAAAGGTTTGATTGTTAGTATTTCTTTAAAACCACATTCAGTTGGTACTGTATATCTATTTTCTGGTTTTGCAAAATGTGTAATAACTTCTTTTGCAATATTCATATTAGTAGCTTCTTCAATACCCTCTGTGCCTGGTGATGAGTTTACTTCTAACATATATGGTGGTTGACTTTCCCTATTCTTACTAGGTATAAAATCAACGGCAGTCCAATAACCACCAACTGCTTTAGAAGCCTTTAAACATTCTTCTATTTCTAACTCTGTAAGTTTTATATTTTGTGGTTTAGAACCTTGCGATACATTTGACCTAAAATCACCTTCGATTACTGGTCGTTTCATAGCTGCTAAAAATTTACCACCTAATATATGTACTCTAACATCATAATCTGTTTTGATATATTCTTGTACTAATAAATCTGCGTCTTCATCTTGTTTGTGAATAAGTTGTACAATAGAATCTAAACCTCTTTCACTATCTAAAAATAAAACACCAACACCTTTACTACCTCTTAATGTTTTCATTATAAGAGGAAATTTAATATCGGCTTGTTCTACTTGTTCAATAGATTTTTCGGGGTCGTTAATTAATTTTGTTTTTGGTTGTGTTAGACCATAATCTGCAAGTCTTAATGCTGTTCTATATTTGTCAGCACATACATTTATTGTAGTTCTAGGATTTACAAGTGTTGCATTTGCTCTTTCTAATATTGATACAAAGTCCATCCAACTATCTTTTCTAGTAATAGAACCTCTTACAATTGCAACGGTCATAGCACCAACTTCAAAACCTTTTTTATCGTCTTTATTATGAAACTTACGGATACCGTTTTCAAATGTTGTGTAGCCACCTGTTAATTTAAATAAGTAATGTGGATAACCTAACTTATCACACTCCTCTTTTAATCTATCAGCAGTATGAAAAGTCTTAGCTTCTTCAGGCTCATCTGTAATAATTAATAGCCTTAAAAAAGGTTTTTCTTTTTTATCTTCGGTGATATAATCTTTAAAATTAGCTACTTGCATTATTGCTATCTTGCTCTGGACTTTCTTTATCTTCAGTTTTCTTACCTATATTATACTTAGCAGATAAGTTCCACTCTTTCTTTTCCTTAAATGGTAAAACTTTTATTTGACTTAAAGGCGCTTTATCTTCAGCCTCTGTTTGTTTTACTATGTCAATTAAGTTCCAGTCTTGTAGTAAAATAGCAATTGTATTTCTTCTTTGAATATCGTTAGCGACTAGTGTAGCCTTTTTGCCATCTAAAGCAAATAACTCTTTGAAGTGTACTATAAAATACTTACCTTGTTTGTGTAAAATATGACAAGATTGGTATAAGGTTTTATCTTTTCTACTTGCTACACCAATTCTTGTAAGGGTTTCTCTGACTTTTAAAAAGTCGTCTGGTTGTTTTATGGTGACCTCTAGCATACTTTCCGGTGACCATGAAATTTCTTCACTCATTTTTTTCTTCTCCCGCCTTTGTCTAGGCTTATTTTTATATCGTCAATTTGTTTGTCGGTTAATATGCTTAAAGCCTCTTTTGCTTTCTCATTACTATAACCATAATACTCTTTGACATAATTAATATTTTTCAATTTGGCTTGTGATAACCACTTGCCACCAAATCGCTTACTCTTCCTGATACTATTTATGTAAAAATGAAACTGGAGCTTCTTGTCCAAGAAGTGATAACCATTCATTT